GTGAGGAACAAGATGGTATATACATGCAATGTAAGGAGGTCACGGCATCTCTATACGAAGACATGGGCCGACTCAAGATTAAAAAAATCATTGAATAAAATATAAATTAGCATAAGTTAGCATCATGGGACTACCCAAGAGATTAAGCGAAAAGCAAAAGAAGTTTGCAGAATTGTTGGTTTATAATGAAGGACGTAAAACACCTACTGAATGTGCTATGGAAGCAGGTTATGCTGAAGGCTCGGCGTCTGTGGAGGCGTCCAGACTTAGGAATGCAAACAAGTCACCCCTCGTTGTCAAATACATCGGCGAACTTAGAGAAGAGATACAGAAGAAATATGAGGTCACTTTTGAGAAACACATCACAGAACTCGGTCGCATACGTCAAGAAGCTTTATCTAAGGGAGCTTTCTCTGCAGCCACAAATGCGGAAGTTGCGAGAGGAAAAGCAGCAGGACTATACATCGAACAGAGGATAAGCCTGACTGGTAAACTAGAGGACTTGTCCATAGAAGACTTAGAGGCAAAAATGAAGCGAATCTATGACGACAATAAGACACTAGTAGAAGGAGAAATAATTAGTGAGGAGAAGTAAACTATTTGTAGAGCACATTGCCGGTCCAAAGAAGAGAACAGCTATTGGACAGAGCGTGCGATCAAGACCAAAGAACAAACAAAAGCGTAGAAATTTCAAACGATACAGAGGACAAGGCAAATGAAAAAGATAGACATATCATCACCTATGCATAAAGACCTGAAGTCAGGTTATTTAAATTACACAACAAAAAACTTATTGCAGATACTTGAGAAGTTTTGCAAGTCCCCAGAGGGAGCTGATGCAGGCGTCATGTTGCTATTACCAGATGGCAGGAACCCAATGCAGAAAGAGTTTAACATCAAAGAAATTAGATTGGTTGAGAACAAAATCGTGGGCGCTGTGGAGAAGTATAGGTGTGTAATACTCGTCGACTGAGTTAGCATGAAAAATGAGTCCAAACTTTGGCAGAAAGTTAAGAAACATACACCGAACATAACGTGGACAAGAGTAGAAACTTGGGGCAGTTTTGGTTTCCCAGATTTGGTAGGATACACAGAAAAGCGTGGTTTTTTTACAGTTGAGCTCAAGCTAACTAATGCTAAAAAAGTACGTTTCTCACCACACCAAATAGCGTTCCACATGAAACATCCGACAAACACCTATATCTTAGTCCAGGCCCTCGGTCAGAGCTGCCCGAAACTTTATCCAGGTGCCGCGATCCAGGAGCTTGCAGCTTGTGGCTTGCCGCTTGAAGCTTGTTGCTTGAGGCTTGAAGCTTGGGACCAGCTTGAAGCTGCGCTGGGGGCCTAAGCCCCCTCCTGACAATCAGCGCACATGTAACCGGTGACGTCGTAGTGGTCACAGAATATACGGTTCACGAACTTCCCGGACCCCGGCACGGTGGCATCACCGCACTCTATGCACGGCTGCCCGGGCAGGAGCTCGCGCTGGTCCACGAAGTCCTCACCGTTCTGGCCCCAATCACTCATAGCAGCACTCCGTCCAGTGCTTCCCGCAGTGGTAGCAGTGCTTCTCCCACTTCTCCAGCTCTTCGATGCGATCCTGCATCAATTTGATCTGCGCCAACAGCGCTTCTTCGAGCGAGCTAAACTCGCCCTTTACTAGTTTTATAGACATAATTATCCTTTCTTTTAATATCATGTTATCCCACATATTACAGGTCCTGTCAAGCTTGCTGCTTGAGGCTTGCCGCTTGACGCTTGTGCCTTGATTCGCGTTGCCTGCCACACCTGTCGATGTGCACCATCATGAAGCGGCCCGCCACGTACAGCAGCGCGGCACGGCGCCGGCTGCATAGGTTACGCTCGGCCCAGCTTAGATTAATGCTTTCCATAGGCTACATTCTTAATTGATTGGTCCCAGCAGGCCCGGCACGTCTTGCACTCGTTGTCTTGGTCCGGTGCAGGGCATGTCCTGCCAGTGGTCACCACTGTAGACGTTAAGGCCCAGCTGCCCGGCGGCGGCGCGTCAACCTTCGTCGCGCTTAAGCGGATCGTAAGGTTGCGCGGTACCCGACTCGCCGGGACTTTAGAAAGGATACCGGCCTCACGTGTTGGAAGCCAGTGCGCCACGTCCGGCGTTAGCCTGCATACGTGGAATATTTTTAATAGATGTTTGACGCTCTGCACGTCGCCGCTGTCATGCCAGCGGAAAAATCTGCTCTTCCTGGCGTTGATGTCCGCGGCCATGGTCCGTGCCCAGTCGGGCCGGGTGATGGAAGCCAGGCGCCTGTACATGGCGTCTTTTACATTGGGGAACCTGTAGCGGCCCTTCAATGCGTAGCATCCATGGCACACGCTCCCCGGGACCTTGGCCAGCTTGCTGCCTACTTTGCACTCCCAGGCTGGCAGGTTATACGCGTAGCCCGGCATCTTGGACGGCTTCGACAGGCCGCCCGTGATTATCTTTCTATTTGCTGCATTAGTCATATCACTTTATCCCATAAGTCAACCGGCTTGTCAAGCGCTTGTTGCTTGGGGCTTGGAGCTTGCTGCTTGCGGCTTGCTTCTCGGATCCGGCGGCGCTCCAGCCAGTAGCTGTGCACCACGCCCCGGACCTGTCGGTCCGGAGCGGTTCTCTTCTCAGCTGTCAAGAATGGCCTCCATCATCTTGACGTTGGTTTCAGTGGCGGGGACCACGAAGCAGGCATCACCCACAACGTGGCAATAGTCGCGCCAGTCTTTGGCTAGTCGGTCCTGTATGTCATGCATGTACCAGTAGCGCATTTGAGTTGCACGCCAGTTTTGGTCCTTACCATTTAAGAGCCCTTCTTCGTCCAGGTACAGGTCTCCCTGCATTCGAACGTTCGCTCTTATGTCAGTGTATTGTGCAGGTACAATTTCAACTCTCTTACAGCCACACAATTCATAGGCGCCGTCATCACCCGCGAAGGGATACCCTCCGCCCTCCTCAGCTGGAAGAAGATCTTTTTGAATGTGTGACGTGATTGGTTCAGCTGTGTCAGCTGGTATTTTTAGTGCTAAATAATCCATAATTTTTCCTTTCTTTAAAGATTATATGGGATCATCTCATAATTTACAGGTCCTGTCAAATCTTTTTTACGCTTGCCGCTTGTTGCTTGCGGCTTGGCCCGGCCGTCGCGTTTTAATGTTTCCTAGGTCCGGGCCGCCTAATGTATTTCCCATGTTGCGCAGAGCGCAAAATAAGCTAATACGAGCCACGCAATGATTATCAAAAAATACATAAATAATTATATGGGATAATAGTTGACAATGTCAATAGAATATGAAAAACTTTTTTTATTAATTAACTAGAAAGGAATAACAATGTTAGAAAAAGATATAGACGAAATAATAAATGATACAGAAGTGATGATGGCTTTAGAAAAAGCTGATCATTTCTATATTACTTTTTTCAATAAATCAAAAGACAGAATAGAAAGCAGAAGATGTTTTTGGGATAAGCAAAGTAAAATTTGGGAAAGCAAAGATGGAAAGTTATGCTTTACTTGTGTCGCTATGGACAACGAAGAACATACAATAGTTGGATATAGAACATTTACCAATATATTTAATGTGACAGGACGAGTTGCAAAATTCCCAACAACGGAGGTGGTACAATGAGTACCGCTAGATTTTGCAAAAACTGTGGTAAGAAATATTATCCTAAGTCTTACTATAGTTACCCCCAATTTTATTGGGGGACCAGCGACGCGGATAAGCTGGAATATGCGCGGTTCCATAGCCTCGGTTGTATGACTGATTGGCTACAAAGAAATAAACAAGCTTTTGCACATTTAGTTGACACAATATCAGATAATGTGATAAAAGAAGAAAACCATAAATAGAAAGGAATAATATGGAAAAGATAAGACTAAACGCAAACAAAAGACAGTTGCTCAAAAAAGAGTGGGCTAATACTGTCTATAACAATATGCCTATGCAAGTTGAGGAGGATTTAAAATCAGCTCAACAAGAGTATCGTGAGGTACGAGATATGGCTTGGGATAATGTTATCACACCACAAGTAGAAAAGAACTTTCCAATAGCAGATATGAGAGTGCTACAAAAGTACAGTAGTGGCAATCATGCGTACTCTCGTTTTACTGATACGGATAGTTGTTTTTACTTTAAGCCACAATTCGCAGACATGAGTGAAAGCCAATTTAGTTTCACTATGAGCATAGACGAATACTTGGCTATGTATCATCAAGACTTTCAATCAAGAGGTCATCAAGCCACGATTAAAGTTGAATATGATGAAACACAAAGACAAGAGAACCCACACTATCACAAACTAAAGTCTGATATATCCCACGACTTAAAAACAGTTGCTACGAGCAACGGACATACTGAGGACTTTGCTTTGTTTATGGAAGGTCGCAACTATGGTTGGACTGAACATAGCGGTCATTACAACGATAATGATTTTGGTAAGTATCGTAAAGTCGTGGTGCATGGCTCATGTCATTCTAGGTGTATGATGTTAGAAAGCGAGACTGATTGGCTAATGCTAAAACAATTTGAGAAAGCTAGATCAGGATTGCTTAACGCACATAGACAGTTGTGGAAAACAAAGTACGAGTTAATAACTGATATGGGTTCTATTATTGACCAAGCAAAATTCTTGGGCGATATAGAACAATATTGGACTAATGTGAGAGACTGTGTAAACTTTGAAAACTCTGACATTGGTAAGGAATTATCCATAGTGAGTGAACAGACCAAGAGCCGATTATCACAAGCTATGAATAATATAACACTAGACGATAAAGAGCCGACAGTTGCGGTTGTCGCAAGTGGTGGCTTCTCTCTAGTTAATTAAAGGTGCTAGGCATGGTAGTTATATCTGTAAGACCTACGCATCACAACTTACAATCATTCTAAACTAGCCCCCCGAGGGGTCCCAAACCAATTCTTATGCTTGTAGCTTTTGGGCCCACCCACCCCCAAAATATAGTATAGGGGTCCCACAGACATACTACATATAGCTTGATTTAGATATTTGTTGGCTGTAAAATCATTTTCACATAAAAACAGAGATGTAAAAATTTTTTGCAAATTTTTTTTCAAATGCTAACCCTAGAACAAATATCAAATTTACCAACAGACGCTCGTAAAGATTATTTAAAAACTGCATTAATGTTGGAAGAGAGAAAGAAACAACAACTTATACGAGATGACTTTCTTGTTTTTGTAAAACATCTATGGCCAAATTTTATTGAAGGTGAGCATCACAAAATTATGGCAGAAAAATTTAACAGAGTTGCATCAGGTGATATCAAAAGACTAATTATTAACATGGCACCAAGACACACCAAGTCTGAGTTTGCATCAAACTTTCTACCTGCATGGATGATTGGTAAACAACCAGACTTAAAAATTATCCAAGCTACACACAACGCGGAGCTCGCTGTCCGTTTCGGTAGAAAAGCAAAAACACTCATGGACTCTGAAGAGTACAAAGAAATATTTAACACAAGACTTAGAGAAGACTCCAAGGCGGCAGGTAAGTGGGAGACGGACCAAGGCGGTGAATACTACGCAGCTGGTGTCGGCGGTTCAATAACCGGTCGTGGTGCGGACCTACTAATCATTGACGACCCGCACTCGGAGCAAGATGCGATGAACATGGCTTCTTTTGATCGTGTATACGAGTGGTATACATCAGGACCACGACAGCGTTTACAACCTGGTGGTAGAATTATTTTAGTTATGACAAGATGGAATGTAGCTGACTTAACAGGTAAACTACAAAAAGCACAGAAAGAACCAAAGGCAGACCAGTGGGAAGTGATAGAATTTCCCGCCATCCTTCCTTCAGGATCACCAGTGTGGCCAGGATACTGGAAAAAAGAAGAGCTAGAAGCGGTAAAAGCATCCGTAAGTATACAAAAATGGAATGCTCAGTACCAGCAAAACCCAACAGCTGAAGAGGGATCAATTATCAAAAGAGAGTGGTGGAAACAATGGCCAAAAGATTCACTACCACCACTTGCACATGTCATACAATCCTACGATACGGCATTCATGAAGAAAGAAACATCTGACTACAGCGCCATAACTACGTGGGGTGTGTTCTATCCAAACGAAGAAGGTGAGGCCAATATCATACTTCTTGACGTTGTAAAAGACCGATACGAGTTCCCCGAACTACGACGCGTTGCCAAAGAACAATACGACTATTGGCAGCCAGAAACCGTCATAGTCGAGGCTAAAGCATCGGGGCTACCGCTTACATACGAACTTAGGCAGATGGGCATACCGGTTATTAACTTTACACCTAGCCGTGGAAATGATAAACATACTAGAGTGAACGCTGTCGCGCCTTTATTTGAGTCGGGCATGGTCTGGTATCCAGACCGTAAGTTTGCTGAAGAGGTTATAGAGGAGTGCGCTGCATTCCCACTTGGGGAACACGATGACCTAGTGGATAGCATGACTCAAGCCGTAATGAGATTTAGACAAGGTGGTTTCGTGGTGCATCCTGAAGACTATGAAGATGAACCAGTATCCCATCAGCAAAGGACATACTATTAATGGAATTTTTAATTAGGCTTTATAATAGAATTTTTGGAAAAGTTAAAAAAGCCAGCATCCCATCAACAGAAAAAGAACAGATTCTGGAAGTGCTCAACGACATGATTAATCAAGTTGAGGCCGGCACCGCTAAAATAGATGATCAAATTAGTGAGCTTACAGAAATAAACAGAATCATAGACAAAGCAGAGGAAAGAACAAAAAGTACGGCGATGGAAAAACTATCAATGCCAGAAGACGAATTTAAT